CACTGCACATGAACTTACTGACCTGAGGGCATCCTGCGAACCAAGGTAATGCTCTTGCGTTTGCTTTTTTTGCGGGACATGTCCAGTAAACTGCATGTGGGTCCGTGCAAGATTTCAAGATCTTTGTTGATAAATGTCCTCAGTGTGGGTCGAAATTTATCCCACTCTCTGCGCAAAAAAATATTGATGGGTATGGATCTGTTGCTTTCCCACCACCACACCGAAGCTAGATCTAAAAATTCCAGCTTGTCGGGCTGGTGCTGAACGCTGCCAAAATCATAGATAGTGGTCACTGTGTCGTCGCGATTTTGAACTATCCCCACGTACTCCTGATTGGCATAGAGACATAGTGTTATAAAGGGGTATTTTTCTGTCAGTTTTTCAAAGAGATTGTTGCCCATAAATACGTTTTGAGGATTCCTAATGTATTCAACCACTTGTTACTTATATCAACAAATTACCAAAGTGTTTTTGATTGACACCAGTGGTGGATATTTCACAGTGAGGTACGAACCAGTGTATGCCAAATCTTTAACCGTAAACAAAGGGGTAGACAACGTGTTGTTGTTTGAATTCCTCAATCAAGATCAAAAACCAGTCAACATCACGGGCAGCACATTCAAATTTAGACTGGTTAATCAAGCCGGCGATCAACTGCTGCTGGAAAAACCCATGACCATACTCAGTGCCACCACTGGCCGAGTCAAAGTGGTGCTGGACAGTGCTGACACAATAAACATTCAAGCACAGCCAGCCAGTTACAGTATCGAACGTGTGAGCGGTGACTATGTGCAGGCAGTGTATGTCAATGCCAATGCACAAGCTAGAGCAGACTGTGACATCGTTGACTCAGTGTTTCCACAATTTGTGCCCAGCTTTGAATGCACTGTGCCCACACCTTATGGCAAGCAACAAACTGTGGGTGCCAACAGTACCAATTGGCCAGACTGGGCGCTGACTCCGCAACCTCAGAATTTCGTCAGCATGACCGAATGGTACAGCAGCGAGATGCCCAGTAATCAAAGTGGTTATACCACAATCAAATTTGATTTGGTGGGCTACACTGGCACGGTCAAAGTAGAAGCAGCGCCCAATTATGAATCTGTTTGGACCAACGTGAGCGAGACTCGCGAATACTTCAGCGCCACCACCACTGACTACTTCAACATTGCAGGATTTCATCCCCTGTTGCGTCTGGCATTCAACAACAGCATAGGTTATGGTGCCAGCGGCAATGTGCAGGTCACAGACGGTGTGGTCACTGGCATAACCATTACCAATCCAGGATTTCAGTATAGAGCACCGCCTTTGATCACAATTTTGGGCACCGGCAGCAATGCCACTGCCACCTGTACCATTGCCACCAATCAAATTGCTGGGGTGACCATAACCAATGGTGGATCTGGATATCTGCCCATGCAGTTTGGTGGCACTGTGAGTGCAGTGGCAGTGTTTTCAAATGGCCTGGTTGAAAACGTTCTATATCGTTGATTGTTTCCAAAATATAGTGTACAATCACTAGATGCTTGACATCCTGACGTATCTGCCAGCCCGACGCAAACAGACTCCGTCAGGCTGGATCAGTTTTAACTGTCCAGTGTGCGATGATCGTCGCACACGTGGTGGTCTCAAACCCAGTGATCAAGGTTGGAGCTATCATTGTTTCAACTGTTCTACCACCGCCAGTTTTGTCATGGGCCGGGCACTGGGATATCGAGCACGAAAGTTGTTGGCAGCTCTGCATGTACCCGAACAAGAAATTGACTTGCTGAATCTTGAAAGTATGCGGCATCGCAGTGTGCACGGTATCTTGGACGAGCGTGCCAGAGTGGCTAACCAACTCAGTGCCATTTACTTTGAGGAACTAGATGACTTTCCTCCTGGCAGTGAAGTGATTACCCCAGACTTGCCCAAATACTGGCAGTATCTAAGAGATCGTGGGGTGCCCGAAGACTTTCCAGCCATGACTACCATACGCACGGATGGCATTCACTGGGTGCGTGAACACATCACCATACCATTTACTCATGATGGCCGTGTGGTAGGCTGGACTGCTAGAATGCTGGATGGTCGTGCGCCCAAGTTCATCAGTCATGCACAGCCTGGCTATGTGTTTGGCATTGATCTGCAACCTGCTAACTGGCAACATGTGTTGGTCATGGAAGGCATATTTGATGCACTCAGCACTGGTGGCGTGGCAGTGATGCACAACACCATTTCAGATGCACAGGCCAGACTGATACGCACTCTAGACCGTGCGGTCACTGTGGTGCCAGATCAGGATCGTGCTGGCCTTGAGCTGATTGATCGTGCTGTAGAACTGGGCTGGGCAGTGAGCATACCTGATTGGCCCGACTGCAAAGACCCCAACGATGCCGTGCGAAAGTACGGACGCTTGGCAACACTGCTAACTATTATGCAGGCACGTGAAACCAGTCGTGTCAAAATTGAATTGAGGAAAAAGCAACTTGCTAAAAGATTACTCGGTTGATGTGCAACGACTGTTTTTGGAAATGATGCTAGAGGACGCAGCCAGTTATGTTCGCGTCCAAAACATCTACAATCCAGACAACTTTGATCGAAGTTTGAGATCTGCGGCCAAGTTTATCAAAGAGCATTCGGATCAACACAAAACGCTGCCGGATCGCACACAGATTGCAGCCACCACTGGTGTCAAGTTAGAACCAGTGCCTGATCTCAACGAAGGCCACTATGAGTGGTTCATGACTGAGTTTGAAGCATTTACTCGACGTCAAGAGCTAGAACGTGCTATTCTCAAGTCAGCAGACTTGTTGGAAAAGGGCGAGTTTGAGCCAGTGGAAAAACTGATCAAAGATGCAGTGCAGATATCGCTGACCAAGGACCTTGGAACAGACTTTTGGTTGGATCCCGAAGGCATGTTCAGCAAATACTTTGATGCAGGCGGGCAGGTCAGCACAGGCTGGGGACAACTGGATCGACTGCTGTATGGCGGATTCAGCAGAGGTGAACTCAACATCTTTGCTGGAGGTTCAGGATCGGGTAAATCGCTTGTGATGATGAACATTGCACTGAACTGGGTGCAACAGGGCTTGCATGGTGTTTACATAACGCTGGAACTTTCGGAAGAGCTAACAGGTTTGCGAACAGCAGCCATGTTGACCAACATGAGCACCAAAGAGATTCGCAAAGACAAAGAAACAGCAGCGCTCAAAGTCCGGCTGGTAGGCAAAAAATCTGGCAGCTATCAGGTCAAGGCTTTGCCAGCACAGAGCAACATCAATGACATTCGTGCGTTCTTGAAAGAGTATCAGATCAAGACCGGACACCGAGTGGACTTTATCATGGTAGACTACCTGGACTTGCTGATGCCTGTCAGCGCCAAAGTCAGCCCCAACGACTTGTTTGTCAAAGACAAGTATGTTTCAGAAGAATTGAGAAATCTAGCCAAAGAGCTGGGTATCTTGATGGTCACTGCATCGCAGTTGAACCGATCGGCTGTGGAGGAAATTGAGTTTGATCACTCGCACATATCGGGTGGTATCTCAAAGATCAACACAGCAGACAATGTGTTTGGTATCTTTACGTCGCGGGCCATGAAGGAACGCGGCAAGTATCAAATACAGTGTATGAAGTCGCGCTCGTCAACGGGCGTGGGGCAAAAAATTGACTTGGAGTATAACATTGAAACCATGCGCATTACTGACCTGGCCGAGGACGAACAGTATCAAGAGTTCAAGAAACGAGCACCGTCAATCTATGAATCAATCAAGGCCAAAAGCCAGATTGCTCCAGGCGAACCCACTGCCACTGAACCTGACGAGCCAGGCAAAATAACAGCTGATGTGCAATCAACTAAGTTGAAGCAGTTACTAGGTAAGATCAAACAAGCATGAAAATTGTTAGTTTTCCACACTACACCTGTGGCGGTTTACTCTGTGATATTCTTAACAATACCTTTAGTTCCATTGGCGCCAACGGTGGCATAGAATCAATAGCCCATAGTCTAGGGAAAATTGGTGATACAGATACAGTTTTAGTTGACTTTGATGTAAGCGTGCTTTTCAAAAGATTAGGTGAAAATCCCACTGACAAGTGGCTAGGAACACATTGTTGGTTAGGCAAGGTCGATTGTAATCGTTTTGAAAAATTAGTCAATGTTACAGTAACCTCTTACAGAAGTAAACTCTATAGGTGGCTTAGATCATATCATTTATACTTCAGCAAAAGTGTAGAATTTGCCAATTTATCAAAAATGGAGTGCATTGATAAACAACGAGAAACTGCAAAAAACTATACCATTCCTTTTTTGCCTATCAATCATCCCAACGTTGTAAATTTAGAATTTGCCGATGTAGTTGATAACAAACAAAGTTTTAAATCATTGGCTGGTGTTGATTATCAAAGACATTTGGATCGATGGAAAACAACAAACTCTTTTTTATATAATGAAAACATTTGGAACAACGAGCTGAGCCTGAGATTTTATGAAGCCGAAGTAGAGTTAGTCAGCGGAAAATATTATGTCTATGAATAAAATTTTCTGTGTACTC